GCGCTGTGCAGAACCGTGTTCTGCGGGGACCAGTCGAAGTGTTCCCCCCTCGCCGCCACCCTGCCCGCCGTCTTGTCGGACGGCATCAGCGGGGCGACGGCGTCCATGTCGACGCGAGCAAAGCGGGTCATTCGGCTGCCTCACGGTAAGGGCCGTCAATGAACGACACGCGAGGCATCGTTACCTTGGCTCCTGAGACGGTCCGCCGCGTCACCCGATCCGCGTACAGCGTTGGTTCGCTCTCAGCAGTGACCTCCACCGGCCTCTCATGTTTGACGCTCTCCCGCGGGGCATGGGTGCGGGTGTGCTGCTGCCGATGAGGGAACATTGACCGGTTGCGACGAGAGAGGTTCCTGATGCTTTCTTCGGAGACATCGAATGCGACGGCTATCCTGGTGGCTGCCTTCCCGGCCTTCCACATGCGGGCCGCTTCCTGCTTGTCAGCTTCTGTCCACGTGTTGGATCTCATGACGCCCATCCTTTCCGGAATTCTCGTGCTGTGATCATCTGAAGCTCCTCTCGGATCTCGCCTTCTCCGCGGCGATGTACTGTTCTCGGGTTTGAGGTTTCTGCAGGTGGGCAAGGCCCCCCGCCGCCCTGGGTGGAGGCTTGTCCGGAGGTTTTGCAGGAAGGTCCTTCCAACGGTCCTCGGAGAGCCACTTGACCGGGTTGCACCACTGGCGATCGTCGGACTTGGCGGCATAGACACGGGCACCAGCGATGATCTCGTTGAGGCTGGAGCGCTTGAGGGCTTTGGAAAAGGCGGATCGAGCCGCAGGCTCTCCGACCTTGTTCGGGTAGGCATCCCAAAATTCTGCAAAGGCAAAATCTGCATCAGGCGCGCGCGCGTCTTCCGAACGATGTGAGGAAGTATCCGATCGAAGAGAGGATAGGTCAGAGGTTGTCGGTGGCACGCCCGTATCACTGCACTTGCGTTGCACATGCATTGCATTTGCATCTGATGGCTGGTTTTTCCCCTTGGAGTACCGGGCCTCTGCCGCAGCTTTCCTCTTCCCAATGATGTCGTCGGCCTTGGAAAGCTCGGCATCAATGCGCTTGTGCGTCCAGCCAGGGCCGAACAACATCGCGAGCATGTCCCGGCTTTCTTCCCACTGATCTGCCGTCAGTTTGGCTATGCGGGCGATGACGCGCTCATTCTCCGGCAGATGCCCATTCTGCCAGTAGTGCATGATCAGCAGCAGGTATGCGCCGTGCTCCGTCGCTGTCAGGTGGCCGGTGTCAGCGAGGTAGTCAGCGATGTGGAGTGGCATCCAGGCGCGATTGCTCATTTCCACACCTCGACCTGAATGCCGTAGATCGCCTTGATGATCTTCTGGACGCGGCGGAAGTCGCGAGTGACCACGCCCTTGACGTCGACGACGCGGAACCGGCCGTCCTGATCGTGATCGATGAAGGCGAAGTCGGCGCGGAAACTGCCGATGATCTCGCCGTTGACGATCAGGTTGAACTTCCGCTGGCGCTCGAATCCGGAGATCCGGCCAGCCTTCTCCAGCAGCTTCAATTCGCCGTAGACCTCAGCCTCGCGCTTGCTGTCGAAGGTGATTCCGTCCCGCTCGGTCCGCTGCGCGCCGAACTTGTTGCCGCGTTTCGGCTTGGGGACGGCTGCCAGATACTCTTCCCGGGTCATGGTCTCGGTCATGCGGGCCTCCGCGCGCGGAACTCGCGCAGTTGAGCCCTGTGCCGGTCATCCCTCACCCGGCGAGCATGCTTCTCGTTCATCCGCTTGTTGATGAGGCGGTCTGCCTCATGCTCTGGGATGTTCAGGGCTTCGCTGATGGCGATGGTGTCATGACCGTAGAGGGCGAACGCTTCGAGGAAGGTCATGCGGCTTCTCCGAATTTTCCAGCTTCATCGCCCCAGACAGTCCACCCCTTGCGATTGGTACGGCTGAATAGCTCGAGGCGGTTGGCTTTCGGCATCAGCTTCTCGGCTTCGCGGTAGCCCTCCTCCGGCTTACGGGAATGCTCGCGGACCAGGCCGGGGAAGGACGAGCGAACAGACCTCGATGTCTTTGGCTCGCCGCGCTTACCGATCAGGATTGGCTCGTTGGATGTGCGGAAGATGTAGCCGGTGCCAAAGGCCTGCTTGCCGTGCCGGGTGGTCTTCATCCAGGATCCGGCAGTGGCGAACGTGAAGCCCCAGGCGTTCAATACTTCAAGCGCTTGCGGCAGCATCGGGTTCGTAGCCCACAGCCACAGGAGACAGTCGGGCGCCGCGAGATCCAACACGGGCAAGGCCTTGATGTCATCGAGCGACATCAGCCGGTATTTCGACTGGGTCGATTTCGATTTGTCGCCGTTGTCCGACCACTCCTGCATCTTCCAAGGTGGGTCAGCCATGATGAAGTCGAAGCTGTGCGGCTGCAGATCACCGAACGGCCACAGGTCAGGGAAAAGCCTCATCGGATGACCTCCGCGGGAACGAGTCCGGTGTGGCGCTGTTTTGCCCTCCGGAAGCGTTGGACGCTTCCGCTAAAGGGAGATTTCACATGGATTGGCCCGAACCACTGGTGGTCGAGCACAAGGTCCCGAACGAGGCCCTCGTTGTCTGGAGCATGGCCGAAGCGGTCAATCATCTGATGGGCGATTGGCCTACCAAGGATGGCGACCGGTATCACGACGCGCTGAGAACGCTGATGCTCGTGCTCGACGGCAAAGGAGAGCCGGATGAAGCACGGGAGGCGTTCAGGGCTGCTGCCATTGAAGCGGGCTATCTGGTGCACGATTAGCGTCATGCGGCCTGCTCCCTCTTTTGAAGGGCCTTCAGGTAAGCTTCCTTGATCTCCTCGAACCGAGCGACATCGTATTTCTTCGCCTCGATCTCGTGATCAGGAAGTGGACGCTTTGAACGGCGGCCGTGGTCGGCGAGCCAAGTCTCAGCGCTGGCAATGCGACGGTCGAGCCATGTGATCATTTCGGAGGGGTCGGTCATTCTGCCGCCTCGCGATATTCGACGAGGTGATTGCAGTTGGCGGCCACGAGCGCAGCGGCAACAGGCGGGGCGACAGAGTTGCCGACGCACGAAACCTGGACGTTCTTCGGGAAAGGCCGACCGTTGGCATCCGCGTCGATCTTGTAGTCCGGCGGGAAGCCCTGAGCAGAATAAAGCTCGCGAGGGGTCAGCATCCGCATGCCGATGTCTACGATGACGAACTCGGCGTCACCGATGGTGAGCGTCACGAACTCGCGGTCGTCCCAGAAGCCGTAGGAGCGCATGAAGTCCGCGACTTGACGGGCCCGGGCGTGCTGGTCTTCGGTGAAGGGTGGCGCGCTGAGGGCGGCTTCCACGTGGCTGAAGCGAGGCTTCGTCGTGATCGTGTGGAAGGGTTCGTCTTCCGGCGTGTCCTGGTCGGAGCCGTAGTATGCGTGCAGGTGCGGGGCGACGAGGCCCATCTTGTCGCGGGTGCCAACGGTGTGGGCTGGCTCTCCGGCAGCATGACCATCTGACCGGCCGTACATCTTGGTGATGTGCGCAGCGACGACGCCCTGTTGCGCGCCAGTCGAGGTCACGGTCGATACGGGCTCATCGGCAGCACGGCCGCGGTTGACGCCACCGATGCGGCGGCTGTCGTTGTTGTGCTGGGCAACGAAGACTGCCGAAACACAAGCGTCAGCCTTGGCGGTGACGGTAGGCATTGGCTCATCGGCCGCGCGTGGGCGGCTTTGACCAGCGCGCCCGCCGCAGCCGACGATGGTCGGGACAATGACGGCAGAATGGCCGCCACCGGCGAGAACGGTAGGATGAGGCGCATTGGCTGCGCTGTCGCGCCGGTCGCTGCCCTTCATGCTCATGAGGCTGGGAGCGATGACCGAGTTCTGGTCTTTCTTGCTCGCCGTGATGGTGTGGTGCGGATCCTCGACCGAGCGGTTCGCTCCGCCTTGTTGTGCATAGGTCAGGACCGGCGCGATGACGGCGTGGCGGTTCTCTGTCGTTATCACCCGAACCGGCTCTTCTGCGCTCGCCGACCTGTCTTTGCCGCCTGCACCTGGCCCGTAGAAAGCCGACAGGCTCGGGGCGATCATTCCGAGAGGCGCTGCCCCACCTGGCTTTTTGATGTAGCTGTTCGCCGTGATGGTAGAGACCGGCTCATCCATTGCGCTGCCCGTGGCGCCGGAGTTGAAGCGGGTCACGGATGGCGAGATGACCGCGTGCTTGATGCCGCCGGCGACAACCGTTCCGAGGGGCGCGTCACCGTCCATGCAGCGTGGCTCCTGCCCCTTGCGCTCGCCATAGCCTGTCTGGACCAGGAATGGTCGTGTGGCGTCCAGGACGTAGCGTTTCGTGCCGCGGGCGACACGAGCCATCGTGGCATCAGCCAGCGGACGGATCGACCGGAGCCCGAACTTCTCCATGATCTCGCTCGAGGTGTCGAAGATCGACGGGCAAGGCAGAGACCAGTCGATGATCTCTGCGGCTGTGCGCCACGGCTGCTTCTTTCCAGAGATGACGTCGCGGTCAGTTGGCGCGCCGTGGGTTGGCTCCGGCCAGACGATTGGCATCCCATCTCTGCGAGCAACAACGAAGAGCCGCTTGCGGATCGTCGGGGCGCCGTAGTCGCAGGCGCGAAGCTCACGATGCTGAAGCTTGTAGCCTGCGGCCTTCATGGCCTTGCACCACTTCTGGAAGGTCTGGCCTCGGCTGTCGGGGCAAGGCATCAGTCCGCGCTCTGTCTCGACGAGCGGACCCCATTCTTTCCATTCCTCGACGTTCTCCATGATGATCACGTCGGGCTTGGCGCGCTGCGCCCATAGAACAATCACCCATGCCAGATCGCGGATATTGCGCTCGACCGGCTTGCCGCCCTTGGCTTTGCTGAAGTGCTTGCAATCTGGCGAGAACCAGGCGAGGCCGACATGCTGCCCAGCGACGTGGTCGAGTGGATCAACCTTGAAGATGTTCTCAGAGAGATGCACCGTATCTGGATGGTTGACCGCGTGCAGTGCCAAGGCATCAGCATTGTGGTTGATGGCAATATCGGGCGAGCGGCCAAGGGCCATCTCGATCCCGGTAGACGCGCCGCCGCCACCTGCAAAGCTATCAACGATCAGCATGGTTTTCCCCCTGTTCATCTTCCAGTTCGGGGCAGACCCACTCAGCTAGGCCGGCCGCCTTATCCCTCAGCCAAAGAGCGATCGACTCCCGCCTTTCGAAGCTGAGCCATCTGACGAAGACGCTCGGTCTTGGCTTTGTATTCGGCATGATCGTCCCTCGCCTTCCTCAGTGCTTCTGCCGTCTCGAAAAGCTCGACCATCTGGAAGTGCCTCACGACCCGGCTTTCATTGTTCCACCACCCGCGAAGGCGGCGTTCCGTCCATTGATTTTCAGGGTCATCGCGATGGGGAAACCGTGCCCGCAGTTCGCGGCAGGCAGTGCGGAACATGTCGCCTACGTGGCGCCTTGCTCCGATCTCCTCGACCAGGAAGTTTGCTGTTGCTACGTCACACATCTTCTTCTTCATGCCCTGTTTTAGTTTTCCCGGATTTCCGGGTGACATTCCCGCCATGTTCGATCTCCGCTGGTGCATCTTGTCCTTGTTCAGAGGAGCTTTCAGATGCACCGGAGAGATGATGAGAAAGACCAAGGGCCAGGCCTTGCCGGGCTTTCGCCCTTGGTCTCCGGCCCGCCGTCTGGGCAAACCGTAATTCCCTTTCAGTTCCCTCGCAGAGCCGACACCACCGCATTGGTAGGCTCTGCTGCTGGTGACGATCCGCCGTCGTCACCAGCCCCGTTCGAAGCCCTCGGGCCAGTTGTCCAAGCCGTCGTGATGAGGCTCAAAGGCAACCGCGTGAGGATTAAGGTGCTGGCCCCGGCCCGGGAGGAGGAGGAAGACCGGGACCAGCGTTGACGGGTGGGAGGAGATCCCCGTCAATCTCGTTTCAGGCCGCGCCTGATTGGATCTGTGTCGGCGGGTCAGGTTGAGACCGCCGTCGGACCTAAGGTTCCGGAGGGCTTTGCGCCGGCGGATTTCAGCCTCAGCCTCTTCCATCGAGCGTGCGGATACCTCGCCAACCTCGGGATCGATGATGATGCAATTTCCATCCTGGGTGACCACGGCGCTCACGCGTCCTCCATTTCGATCTCGAAAGCAGCCATGATCTCGGAGGCCCTATGAGGCACTTCCTTCGCCAGATCGGCGGCAATCTTCTTCGCTTGTGCTGGGGTGAAGTTCCGGGCGGCGTGCTGCCAACGGATCACGTCGAGCAGTTCGTCTTCGCCGTCGTATTCAACGACCGGATATTGAATGCCGAGATTGCGGGCGATGTTGTACCGAGCCCAGCCATCGAGGATGACGTTGCCGAGGCGCACGATTGGATCCTGGACACCGGTCAGGCCGATGTCAGTTCCGAGGGCGTCGTAGTCCCGCGCCGACAGTTCCGGGAAGCAGTGAGCGAAGCTCGTCCGCTTCATTGGAACGGGCGGGAAATCTTCATAGGTGAGACTGCCGGGGGCGGCCGGAGCAGGTTCAACGAGGGCTCCGGCCTGATGTGTTGTGGCGTGCTCGATGTCGTCTACATGACCGCCTCCTGTGTTGGCGGCGGAGCTGCCTGTAGTGGCCACAGCCTGTGGACTTACGCTCTCGGCGCTGGGGGCCTCGGCTTCACCATGAGCGGCCGGAGCGATAGGGGAATGAGTTGCCGGGCTTTCACCGGCTCCAGCATGGTTCACGTCACCGCGTTCCGTTTCCGGTATCGCCTTGCGGGCGTTTTCCGCTGGCAGGGAATGGCCGACTTCGTCGGCGCGCATCTCCTCGCGGTCCATCTCATTCGCCGTTTCCGGCTGACTTTGTTCTTCCGCCTCTTCTCGGGCGATCATGATATCGACAGCAGCTGTCAGCGCGGCGCGACCGGTTTCGGTCTGCATGCCGGTGACGACCGTGTGGGCGAGCTTCGTGTTGGCGTACTCGTTTTCTCGGAAATCGCCGGTCGCCGGATCGAACTCTTCCTCATGCGTGTGCGTAGCAACCGCCGTGCCAGACGCACGGTGGTAAGCCTGCAGGTATGTGTCGAAGTTCATTTCCTGCTCGGAAACAGCGTCTTCGCCAGACTTCGCGACCTTGCGCAGATGGGCAACGAGCTTGCCCATGACCGTTTTGTCGTAACCTTGGCCTTTTGCCTCGGCATAAACTTCCCGAATGTCATCGCCGATCGTGTCCTGCTCTTCTTTCAGGCGGAGAACGCGGTCGATGTAGGCCTTGAGTTGCTTGTCGGCGCTCATGCTGCCACCTCGACAGACTTGGCCGAAAGAAACATGTCGCCCGGAATTTCAATTCCGTTGGCCTTTGCATGGGCCCAGAGCTTTTGCGCCGGCTTAAGCGGGATGACGCCATCCGTGCCGCCCTTGTCTCTTGGCTGCGTCCAGCGGTACACTCGGGTCCTATCGGCACCTGTGATCTCCTGGACGGCTTCGGGTCCACCAAAGCGATCGATGATCGAGGCGGCAGGCTCAAGCTTTTCGGGTGCGTTCGTGTCCATAGCCGAACTATGCGATAATCGCACAGAACATGTCAATCGAATTGTGCTTCTATCGCACGAGACCGCGCATTTTCCTTATGCGAAAATGCCACATGCTTGAAGATCCATACAAAAAGTGGGTGATCGACAATCTGGCGAAGCCAGGGAAGTCACAAACCGGCCTGGCAAACGCGCTCGGTCTGCACCCGTCCGCTATCAACAAAGTCGTGAGTGGAAAGCGCCAGCTCAAGTCGCATGAGGTTTCCGGCGCGGCCGCTTACTTCGACGAGGTTGCGCCAAGCGCCGAGGTAAGGCTCGTCTCTGCTGGCATGGTAGCTGGCCGAGTAGCCGGGGTTGTCGAGGCAGGGACATTTCGGGAGGTCGATGAGTTCGACCAATCAGAGCCGGTCGAGATCATGCTCCCGCGTGACGACAAGTTTCCCGACGCTAGGCAACTAGTCTTCGATTGCAGCGGAGACAGCATGAACGATCTCCGCCCTCGCCCGATCCTCTCCGGCGACCGCCTCGTCTGCCTCGCCTATGAAGATGTTGGGGGCGTCGTCGAGTTACGATCTGGCATGGTGGTGGTTGTCCAGCGGGAACGCGACGGCGGTCACTTCCGAGAATGGTCAGTGAAGCAGCTCGAGATATTTCCTGACCGCGTGGAGTTCCATCCGCGATCGACGAACTCGAAGCACAAACCGATCATCGTAAAGCCCGACCCGGACGCCGATGACGGCGTTACGGTCCAAGTCATCGCGCTTGTCAGGCGCGTCATGAATGAGATGCCAGGATTCTGACGATCTAGCTTTCTTCGATATCTATAACGTCATGGACGTGGGTCACTGCGTAGGCCACCGGCTTGCCGCGGACCATTTTCGTATGCACGTCAACTATGAAGCCCTTTTTGTAAACGTTCTCGTCGGCTTCTCGAATTTCGTGCTTGAGCTTTTGCTCTGCCAAATCCGATCCATAGGTAAGGCTGATCGACTTCTCGGAGATTTCCTCGATCAGGACTTTCTCACCGGAAGGTTTGCCCAAGGACGCAGAGTGAACGTCGCTACGAGTAAACACCATAAGAACGCGTTCGTGCGGCTCTTGCGTAGGCTTTTCCAATTCATGCTGGCGGTGTTCGATAACTTTCTCGGCTGCTCTCGCCTCAACTGTCGTGAATTCAAAACTACAGCGGACTTTTCTCGCCCCGTCCTCGAACACCGCAGCCTCTAGCCGCGATGTGGCGTTAGGATCGCGTGCAATAGCTGCTACGGCTTTTGAGAAGTCCTTGAACTCTTGCGGAGTGGTTGGGGCATCTTTCTTTTGATCGTTGATCAGAGCTGAGAGCCTGTTGCCCCATCGTCTCACGAAATCTTCGACAATCATCACCTGATCTGCGTTCGCAATGAATGGTGCGACGACTGCCATCGCCGGGATCATGTCTACGATAGTAGATCCTTTGCGAACCTCCTTGACGAAGAATGAGGCGTCCCCGGCCAAATCCTTGTGTTGCTCCTTCACGAAGCGATCGAACTCATTTCCTATCGCAACGAACTGGGCGACAAAGTCGCCGAGCTCGACGGGTTCTTTCGTATCGAGTGTATAGGTCAGATGGACAGGGCTTTCTCTCATAAGCCCAAGATAGCTGCTGATCATTGATACTCACCTAACAGTTTAGGCTGCGAAGTGGCGCAACCCTTTGAGATCGAATTGCCTACAAGCGTCCGCAATCTCCTGAACAAACCACCGCTTCGGCGGGACGCACATATAGCTTTGCCCGTCATCTCCCAAGAAGTTCATCATCGGCAGGACGCAGAACTCATCCTCGTCCCCGACCGGCGCGAACGGCCCGATCTTGAAGCAGTAGCCAGGGAAGCGATTGCCGAGATAGGCCTCCATTCGCTCCTTAGCCGCGCCGACGGCTTCCCGCTGCTCGAACGGCGGCACGATGATGAACTGCAGAACTTCCTTCTCAATACCCATACTGACTTCCAACTGTGATTCCGATCAGCTGGCCGATCACGCTTCCACACGGCTGGCACCGGAACGGGATGCTCTCCAGATAGACGCTCCCGACAAGCTCGTCCGCATCGCGCGGCGCATCGTCGCCTACCGGCATATCAACTGTCCTCTCGCTGTCTCGCATGCAGTTCTCGCACCGGATGTGGAGCGTGAACGGCGTGGGTGATTTCAGAACTGCTAACCCCATTTTGTTCTCCTTTCGTTCTTATGAAGCCAGAAGGATTCAGGAGAGTCGAGTCTGATTCTCTGTCGCGCGGCAGAAATTATTGTGCGATTTGAGCACGATTATCTCTTGTCTGTTTTGTGCGATTATCGCATAGTTACCTCATCAACCGATGGGGAGCAGCAATGCACACCGCAGCAGACATCACCGCCGACGCACTGAGGATCAACGTCGCTGACCTGAACGAGGTCATCGCCAAGATCCGCCGCCTGCACATGACGGGCAAGAACGCGCCGAAGGCTTCCGCCCGGTACCTGCAGTACGTCCGCAAGTGCCACGAACTGCGCGAGGCTGGCATCGCCAAGGCCGCCACTGGCCCCCTCTTCGACCTGATGGACCCCATCCCCTACCGCGACCAGCTCGTCGGCTACTCGGCTGAGCAGCGCAAGGCTCTGGAATGGAAGGGCGTCTCCGACGGCTTCCCGTTCTCTGCCTCCATCCCCTTCCAATTCCTCGAAGCTGCGGAGTGACCGCCATGAACGACCGTATCCATTTCCCTCTGGCGAAGCTGGCAGCGAGCGACCTTCTCGAGGCTATCGTAGCTGCTCAGTATGACGCCAAGAACCGCGAGATCCATCGCGAGACAATCGAGCATCAGTTCCGCTCGCTGTCGAAGGAACTCGGCATCCGCATCACTGAGCCTGACGACCAGGAAGTAGAGCCTGTCATGTTTAGCGAACGCCCGGGCTTCAATGCGAGCACCGGGAGGCCAGTGTGATGAGACCGACCGCGCGGCCCCACGATTGCACCACCCGCGCCTTCAACGGCTGCGCCTGCCGTACTGGTCAGTGCCGCATCGAAACCCGCCGCAAGGAAGACGAGGCCAAGCTTCGCCGGATCCTCGCCAGGCGGAACGCGAATACAGCGCTGATGATGTTCGGCGCCACGCTCTCGCTCGCGGCCGTCATCGCTTCCTTCATCTTCATCGCCATCCCGGAGAGCCAGAGGCTCGCCCGCGTCAACCAGGAGAACGTCTTTGTCCAACGATAACGCATGGAAATGGTGGCAGGATGCTCTTGCCGGCAAGCTCGGGCCGATCCACGACAGCGACCCGCAGCAGGGTTACTATCGCACGCGCTTCAAGGACAAGCCTTGGGAGCCCGTCGCGATCTGGTTCGAGGACGGCGAATGGCACGCCATGCGAGGCGAGCGCGCCATCAGCGCAGCTGATATTTGGACCTGGTGCTGCCGGAACCCGATCACCTATGAAGCCTATACCAAGGCCATCGAGGGAGGCGGATGGGACGATGAGCCGGACGCCCCGGCCATTGGCCATAACCTCCCGGCTGATCCATTCGAGGCCCTGCAAGTCGAGTTTGAAGCGGAAAAGGAGCAGGTCTCTGCTTTCCTCAAGAAGCCGATCACGACACAGACCGATGCCGATCGTGCGGCTGTCTGGGCGAAGAGGCTGTCGACAATCGCCAAGAAGGCGACAGACCTCCACAAGGTCGAGAAGCAGCCGAGCCTCGACGAGAGCCGGCGCATCGACGAAAAGTGGCGCGACCTCAAGGAAGATCCTGCTGACCTGAGCAAGAAGCTCAAGCGGCACATGGACGCCTACCTGCAGGAACAGCAGCGGATCGAACTTGAACGCCAGCGCAAGGCCCGCGAGGAAGCTGATCGCATCCAGCGCGAAGCCGACGCCGCCAGGATCGCCGCAGAGCAAGCCGCCGCGAAGAACGATAACCGGGAGACGGACGCCGCCGCGGCTGCCGAGCACAACAACCGGATCGCTGAAGCCGAGCGCCTCGCCAGACAGGCAGCCGACGCCGACAAGGAAGCTCAGGCTCGCAATGCCAGCGCCGGCCGTACAGGTGCCCGCGTGGCGCTGCGCACCTTCACCTATGCCGAGGTCACCGACTTCGAAAAGCTGCTCCTCGCTCTGAAGGACCGGCCCGAAGTCAAGGAAGTCGTCGAGACGCTGGCCAACCGGGCCGCTCGCTCCGGCGTCGAACTGGCCGGCATGGCCATCCGCTCTGAACAGAGGGCCGCATGATGACCGAAGCAACTCCCCTCACCGTCGCTGCCATCAAGTTCAAGTGGCAGAAGGACGACAAGACTTATTACTACTTCATCCCGAACGGATTGGCCGCCCTCGTCGAGGTTGGCAGCAAAGTAGTCGTTGAGACCGCGCGCGGCGAAACGACTGTCGAGGTCGTCGCCATCAAGGCCGAATCCGAAAAGGCTCAGAAGTCGATCCTTCGTATCGTCGAGCCCGAAGCCACCAGCGAAGGAGAAGCGGCATGAACGCTCATATCCCAGCGCTCTCTGGTGGCGGCCAGGTCATGGCGATCGTTCCTCAGACTTTCGAGGAAACCTTTCGGATGGCGCGAACCGTCGTCGCCTCCGGCCTTGCCCCTTCGGCCCTGATCGGGAAGCTCACCGGTGACGACGCCGCCAGCGCGGTCGCGGTTGCTATCATGTCCGGCGCTGAGCTTGGCCTCAAGCCGATGGTCAGCCTCCGGAGCTTCACGGTCATCAACGGCAAGCCGGCGCTCTACGGCGACGGGTTGATCAATGTCGTCCGGATGTCCGGCAAGGTCGCCTTCCTCCGCACCGGCTGCGAAGAGCGCAATGGCAAGATGATTGGCTTCTGCGAGGCTAAGCGTCTCGACACGGGCGAGGACAAGCGGGTGGAGTTCTCGCAGGTCGATGCAGAACGGGCCGGCCTGTGGCAGACCGAGGCGATCGTCACCAAGTGGAACAAGTGGGACAAGAAGAACGAGCAGAAGCCGAACGATAGCCCGTGGCACCGCTTTCCGCAGCGCATGCTTGCGTGGCGCGCCGCCGGCTACTGCCTCCGCGAACTGTTCGGCGACGTCCTCGGCGGCATTCGCGACGAATTCGAAGCTCGCGAAATCGCTGAAGCTGAAGGCATGCGTGACATCACGCCGCCAGCTGCCGAAAGCAAGGCGACCCCGCCGAAGCCTCCTAAGCCGCCTGCGCCACCATCTGCAAAGACGATCGACGCGGATTCGGCTCAGGCCGAACAGCCGTCAGAAAGCGAGTTCGACCTTGGCGGCTTCCTGAGCGAGATCGAAACGGCCGTTGCCGGGGCGAAGGATGCGTCCGAGGTCGAAGAGATCTGGAACGACTTCGACGCGCCGGCCACTCTTGAGACTGAAGGCCACGCCGACATGATCGACACGGCGTTCTCGATCAAGCACCGACGGCTGGCGCAGCTGTCCCCGTTGAACGGTGGCTGACATGAGGAAGAAGGAAAAGCCCCCTCTCATCCAAGCGATCATGACGCCCCGGGGACTCCGGGCCCACACACAGGACGACGCCGAGAAGTTGGCGTCAATTCCGGAGGGGCAGCTCTTCGAGATCCTGCCGCTCACCAAGCGCTCGGACAAGCAGCTCCGCACCTACTGGAAAGCCTTGGGCCTCGTGGTCAAGGTCAGCGGCAAGTGGTCCAGCGCTGAGAACCTGCACCGGGATATCAAGATGACCCTCGGGTACCGCGAGCAGGTCGTGAACATGCGCACGGGCGAAATCACCCTTGTGCCGGACAGCATCGCGCTCGACCGGATGTCTCACGAGGAGTTCTGCGAATTCATGACCCAGGCCATGGCGCTGATCGCCGACACCGTCGGCTTCGATCCGCTGGCCTTCCTGGCAGAGGAGCGCGCGGCATGATGGACCGTGTTTTCACAGAAATGCCCGACCGGATCCGGCACCTTCCGAGAAATGCCAGAGGCTTCCCGATCCCCTACTTTGCCGAAGAGGTAAATGGCGAGCGAGACTTCCGCGTAGTTTCGGCCGTGAAGATGGCGCACGCGGTCCGCAATGACCTTTGCTGGGTCTGCGGCGCCAAGCTCGGGACCTACAAGGCCTTCGTCATCGGCCCTATGTGCGGGATCAACCGCACCATATCAGACCCGCCTTCCCATCGTGACTGCGCGATCTTCTCAGCACGAAACTGCCCCTTCCTTTCGTCGCCGCTGGCCAAGCGCCGTGAATCCGGATTGCCGGACGGTGGAAACGAAGCCGCAGGCGTAATGCTCAACCGCAACCCTGGAGCGGTCGGGGTATGGGTGACAAAAAGCTACCGACCTTTCCGCCCCGGTCGAGGCAATGACGGCATCCTCTTCTCGATCGGTGATCCGGTCGAGGTCATGTGGTTTTTCTCAGGTCGAGCCGCCAAGCGCGACGAAATCATTACGTCAGTCGAGGCCGGCTTCCCGCTGCTGCTTGACCTAGCGGCGCAGCAGGGGACGGAGGCTATTGCCGAGTTGCAGAAGCAAAGGGCAGCTTTCGAAACGCTTCTTCCGGTGGAGGTGGCGGCATGACCACCATCCCGTCAAAGCCCGCGAGCGCCGGAAGGCAGACAAGCGGCCCGATCCGCTGCAGGCGATCATCGACGCTCGCCGCGCAGCCTATGCCCGCCGCTGGCGCATGGAACAGCCGAAGCCCGCCCCGGAGCCTGAACCCGTCTACATCGCCCCGGTCGGTGCTCTCTCGCACATCGTGGAGCAGCTTTCGGCGCTCGCCAAGCGCGCTGCCAACATCGGAGGACATGCCAATGGCTGAACTGATCAATGCGATCTTCTATTCGTTCTGGACCTTCGCCGGTACTGCCATCCTGCTCGGCATCGTCACCCGCGGGCTTGTCGCGATTGTCGCTCTGGTGGTTCTGGGAGGCCGAAGCAATGGCTGATCGCCCCATCCTGTTCAGCGCCCCGATGGTCCGAGCCTTGCTTGACGGACGGAAGACGCAGACGCGGCGGATCATCAAGCCTCGCGGCAAGCATCCGAGCCTGTTCAACGACGGATGGACTGATTCCTACATCCTCGACCCCGGCAATGAGGATTGGCGCCAGAAGGACATCCCGATCAAGCTCGGTGACCGTCTGTGGGTGCGGGAGACTTGGCAGGCTCTGACGTTCGGTGACTACCAGCCGACAAAGCAGGAGCCTTGCGAGATCCGGTTTGCGGCGACAGATCCATGCGCCGATCTGGATGCCGAGGCGCGGGGCTATCCCTGGCGCCCATCGATCTTCATGCCCCGCTGGGCATCGCGCCTGACGCTCACGGTTACCGATGTGAGGGTGGAGCGCCTGCAGGACATCAGCGGCGTTGACGCGATAGCGGAGGGCGCCGAGATCACCAGCGAGCAGACAATGACCGGCCCAATGGTCAAGGTCGCGCCCGGCACCTACCTCTCGCCCGTAGCTTGGTATCACCGTCTTTGGGACGAAATTAACGGCAAGGCCGCATGGGACGCTAACCCGTGGGTGGCCGCCTACTCCTTTACCGTAGAGCACGGCAACATCGATCTGATCGGGAGGGAAGCAGCATGACTCTCGAATGGGTACGCCGCGCCCTTCCGCCATGGCTCTCGTGGAAAGGCGCTCAGTCTAACGCCCGCTTCGTCGCTCGGCAGCGGAGGGCGCGCTGATGGCGAGACGCGAGTTCACGAAGCAGACCCAGCGTGAAGCATTCGCCCGATCGGGCTTCAAGTGCGAAGCCGTTGGCGCGATGTACGGTCTCGACGCTGGCAAGCGGTGCAGCGCCGATCTGGCCTATGGGGTCGAGTACGACCACATCGTTCTCGATGCCAACTCCAAGGATAACAGCCTGGAGAATTGCGCCGCCGTCTGCATCAAGTGCCACAAGTGGAAGACGGCCAAGCACGATATCCCAATGGCGGCAAGAACCGTGCGGATGCAGGACAAGGCCCGAGGCATCAAGACCAAGCCCGCAAAACCTCTTCGCAGCCCCGGCTTCCCTTCATCCGAGAAGGCCGACCGGCGCACCACGAAACCCAGCTTGCAACCCCGGCAGCTGTTCCAGGAGGCAAAGGCATGACCAGACAACCAGTACCCGGAGTGCATGAGGGTTTCGCGGCGAAGGTCGGCACCCCCTCACCCGAGTCACATGTGGTGGTCTCACCCACGGAAGTTGACCACAACGGCGAGCACATCGAAGCGCTTGTTCCAGCCAGAGCAATTCTGATCGCTGACGAGATCGAGCGCGTCGTGCAGTCCGTCAACGAATGGGACGATCGCACATCGCCTGACGACTATCCCGACCATCTGCTGATCACGTCGGAGGAGCTGGCCGATATCCTTCGCAACTTCGCGGACACCCTCGCCACCACGGAGGGCTCGGCAGATGGCTGATCTAAACGTGACTGTCCGGGCCTCTGAAGCCGTGCACGATCGGTGCGAGAACCTCGTTCAAGGCGTCTGCGACGGTTATTTCACACAGGAGAACTTCGCTCTCGTTGCAAATCCGAATGCTCCACAGTGTGAACGGCTTAGCCACCTTGATGTAATGCGCAGCCATCTCGCGAACAGTCTCGCGTGCTTCGGTCTTCGCTGCCTCAAGATCGGGAAGCTCTACTCCCTCCGGATCAACCACGTAGTCCCGCAGGAAGTTGAGGTGAAGAAAATACCTTTCCATCGGCGGCTCCCAAATATTGGCCAAGCTGACCCAACTGAAGAAGCTAGCGCGGGTTCCTGTACGAAACCGGACGATAAGGCGCTTAGCAGCTCACCCCCCGCACCCCAACCGAGGGAGGTGGGGGAATGAATGCGTCTGCGATGTCTCCACACCCCCTGCGCCGCGGCCAGTCGGCTCCGTCAGTGCTTGCTTTGGGCAGCCAGCATGACAGCCGATCGGGCTTCATCGGCAGGGAGCTTTCCTTCGTGCACGGCCCGGCAAGACTGCCAAGCATTTCGCCACTTGCCGCTGTTCTGGTCTCGCTCGTGGACAAGCCAATTCATCGCCTCTTCGGTCGAAGAGAGCGTGATCCGGATACTTCCGTCTTGGATCACAACGGGTTCTTTCCAACGGGTCGCAAGCATGCTCGTCTGCCTCGCAGGTTGTTGAACTCCATCTCCAATTCCGCGCGCGTTGTTTTCGTTCCCTACCCCAGCCTGCTGTCGCGGAGTAGCATGAACAAGAGTAGCGGATATCCTCATTGCATCCCTGGGAGTGTAGGTTATCGGGCCATGATCCTGCCTTGCGGTGATCGCGTCGCCCTCGCGCGCCCTGAACGGCTCGCGAACGAAAGCGGATTTTCGGGAAAGTTATTCCTAAAAGACATCGATGATTTCCGGGGAAAAAGGAACACTTGCGAACATAGCGGGACCACAGCGCCCGCCCATGGAGAGGTGTGGGTGCAGCTTGTGGATAACCGGCCTGTGGATAACGGGGAAAGCGGGGACTAATGGCGAAGGAAGCTTTCATTCCGACCGGATGCTGGCCTGCTGTCCTGCGGGATGAGCTTGCGGCCGCTTATGCCGGCGAAAAGACGGTTGATGCCTTCATCAGCCGCGTCGGCACGGTCTGGCCGCGTCCATTCATCGAGACAGGCACCGGCAAGGGAAAGTTCAGAGCGTGGCGGAAGAGCGATCTGGACAAGGCGATCGATCCGCAAAGCGCCAGCGGCGGCGTAGACCCGGTGCCATTGTGATGATTCCCGTCGAGATGCCCCGTTACACGTCATTCCGCAAGCTGGCCGATGGTTCGACCGGCTACTACTGGACATGCCCTACCCGCTACCGGAAGCGCAATTGTCCGTATCTGTCTGCTGCACTGGGAGCAAACCTGAGCGAAAAAGAGCTTAGGGAAGCTGCGGCCCTGTGGAACGAGCGGCTTGACGGCTGGCTGAAGGAGCAATCGCCCTTCTATGTGCCGGACACGTCAAAGCATGGGACGGTGGAATGGCTGGCAAACGCCTACCTCCGGCACGACGCGTTCCTCGAGCGGGTGGCCGAGTTTAGCCGGCCGGATTACCGCCGGATCCTCGATCGCGTCTGTGATATCGAGCTCGACGCTCCTGGTGGAAAGAAGATCCGGGTCGGAGATGCAAAGATCAACCTGATCGGCGTCAGCACCGCCACAAAGATCTATGCTGCCTTCCACACCGACCAGGCGGCCGCCCGAACAGCTGAGAAGGCCGTGACCTACTGCAAGGCTATGTGGAAACGCATGCGGCACCATTACCCAGATCTGTTCCGAGCCGACACGCCGAACCCATGGGAAGGCGTGGTGGTCAAGAAGCGGGAAAAAGCCATCAAAGGCCACGTTGACCGAAAAACGGTCTACGCCTTCGCGGAAAAAGCAATCGAGAACGATCGGGGGGAGTTGGCGGCCGCAGCTGTGCTGGCCTTCGAATGGCTCATGCGGCCGTCATCGATCGGAGCCGGCTATGCAGCCTGGAGCCGATACCGTGGTGAGAGCGCGCCGGACAAGATCATCATCGGTCACAGGAAGACCAAGGAGCGCGCTGAGCACCCTTTGGAGTACGTGGACGAAGATGGAGCGCTGGTGGCGCTGTACGCGGAAGCTGAGGCGATTTTGAAGAAGGTGCCGCGGTACGGGCTGTCGATCGTCTGCCAGAAGAGCGGGAAGTTATTCGGAGACGGAAGTCGCCTGTCGCAGGACGTCAATGAGTTCGCCGGCAAGAACGGGTTCCCCGGCTTTACAATCGACAAGGCGCGGCACGGCGGGATGACAGAACTGGAAGAGATGGGCCTCACCGAAGGACAGGGACGCGCCCTGTCGAAGCACCGTACGAGCAGCGCATATCGAGGCTACGCCAAGGAGACGGAGAAGCGCGTCCTGGAGGCGACGAAGCGCCGAATGGGTGGTTCTGAGGGAACGCAATCCGAACAGTCGTTCAGAACGAAAAAAGGACAGCGTTCAGAATGAACCCTATTGCGCTCTATGTGGATTCGTTCTAAATCGCCGCCACCACACGCTTTTATACCCCCGGACGGCCTCGTGGCGGAGTGGTGACGCAGAGGACTGCAAATCCTCGTACCCCGGTTCAATTCCGGGCGAGGCCTCCAATTTTCTCTTCCCCTTCTCATCTGCCTATAGACGCCGCTTCGCG